CTACGGCGTCCGAGTCGAACCAGCCAAGCACACGCAAGCCAAGCGAAGTGAAGCGGCAGACAACCAGGGGCGTGTGGAGTTTTGGTTAGCGACATGGGAGGTTGTTTAACACGGTTGGGAGCCGGGGTGACGATAGACCAGTACAAGATGCGTTTCCTGACTGTTGTGTTGTCCGTATGGGGGGTAGTCGTTGGAGCATCTTTGTACGTGTACCTATTCCGTGCAGGCTCGCTTCCGGACCCAGTATTGCTAGGCATTCCGACGGGGACATGGCTGGCGGTGTTCCCACCATTACCTAGACCGAGAGATGAGGCCAATGCAGGGACTTAACTACGGCGTGCAAGTGGCCATAGCAGTAGGTAGCATGTCCTTAGGCGGCTGGACTATTGGCGTAGTGGTCGAGTTGATTCGGAGAAAGGTGCACCGTGCAAACGCTATCTCCTCCATGGCGCCGGGTACTAATCGGGTCGTGGATCATGATCGCCGTGCTCAGCGTCGTGACCCTGGTATTGTACGTAGATAACAAACGTACCAGGGACTGCATTGCTACCTATATGGTGGCCGACCAGAAGAACTCGGAGACGCGATCTGACTTGGCAAGTGAGGAGCGTGCCCTGTTCAGGAAGACGTTGGTCACCGTTGTGAGCGATCCTGACCGTGAGAAGCGTGTTGGTGCGATCAATGCCTACATAGCGCTCTTGGACAAGAACGACCAGATCCGTAAGGACAACCCATTGCTCCCAGTGCCGACGGAGTGTAACTGACATGCCAGCCGTAGACAAGCACAAGTTCTTCCAGCACGTAGGCTACGAGCCACACAAGAAGCAGTGGCTCTTCCACAACTCGTCTGCGCGCTTCCGTGTGCCTGTCTGCGGTCGACGGTTCGGTAAGTCGCGGATGTCTGCAATGGATGAAGCCCCAGGGCTAATGATCCCACAGCGGCGTGGGTGGATTGTGGGGCCCACTTATGACTTGGCTGAGAAGGAGTTCCGTGTCCTTTGGGACTTATTCATCCTCCAGCTTGGCTTCGGAAGGAACAAGCGAGTCAAGAAGGCGTACAATAAGCGCTCTGGTGAGATGTACATTGAGTTCCCTTGGCGTACACGTGTCGAATGTCGCTCTGCAGATCACCCTGAGAACCTGGTTGGTGAGAAGCTCGATTTTGCCCTCATGTCGGAGGCCGCGAAGCATAAGAAGGATACCTGGGAGCGGTTCGTTCGCCCTGCTCTTGCTGACAAGCGGGGCAATGCCACATTCCCTACAACTCCTGAAGGTTTCAACTGGCTTCATGGTCTTTGGCAGACTGGCCGTGATCCGAACGAGCCTTCCTACGAATCTTGGCAGTTCCCATCGTGGGACAATCCATACGTCTACCCTCTTGGCCGTCAAGATCCGGAGATCCTCGAGATTGAGCGAACGACTGCTCACGAGTGGTTCCTTCAGGAGTATGGTGCCGACTTCTCGGCCTTCGTAGGCAAGATCTACGGCGAGTTCCAGGAGAGTGTACATGTCACAGATGTCAAGTTCAATCCGGCCTGGGATAGCTACGTTGGGTATGACCCCGGTTATACGAACCCGTGGGCCTGGGTCTTCTTCCAGATCGATCCACAGGACAACGTATATGTATGGCGGGAGCACTACAAGCCGTACATGCAGCTGGCTGAGCACATCGCTTTTCTTCGCAACATGCCACAGCCTGAAGGTTACCATTTGGACTTGGCGTTCGGAGACGCGGCAGATCCTGAAGCCTGCGCTAGTATCTCCGAGAACTTCGTCCCTGCGTTTGCGGAACCCGAGGCCAAGAAGAACTGGCGCGAAGGCATTGACCTTGTCAAGAGCTTCCTAAAGCTACAGGATGTCTACACACCTTCAGGGACGCTTGTCGTCTGCGACGAGTACGGGACACCTAAGAAGCGGCCGAAGCTCTTTATCGATCATTCGTGTAAGAACCTCATCTACGAGTTCAATAACTATCGGGCGCCGGATACTCGCCCGGAACAAAACGTGCGGGAGCAGGCGAAGAAGCACGCTGACCATGCGCTCGATGCACTTCGCTACGGACTCATGCATATCGTCAAACTGGGCTGCAATTCGCGGCTTACCGATCTCTACTCCGGACTGAACCAGGAGAGCATTTCGGACACGGGCAGTAATGCCTTCGAGCTCTCAGGTGATGGTGGCTTCTTCAATTGGGAAATGGAGTTCTGATGCAGGGTACATTGTTCGAGCTGCCTCCTGATGGAGATCCTGGTTCTGTCGCCTTGGCGGAGCTCCTCGAGGCATACGAGCTGGTGGATGCTACTGATGATGCGATCATCATGGCTGAGCGTCCTACGCAGCTAGCCGAGGTCGTAGCTGTTGGTCCTGAGCTGGGCTACTCCAGTCCTTCTCCGTGGACTGCCTGGACCCGAGAGGAGTGGAACCCGAAGCTCCGCGACAAGCTTGGCATTACTGAGTACTACCGTATGAAGCGTCTCGACGGTATCATCCGCGGCTCACTGCGGCAGTTCAAGACTCCAGTACTCTCAGCGCGTTGGTTCATGCAGCCAGGTTCGGACTCTGCGCGGGACAAGAACGTAGCCGAGTGGGTTCAGGACAATCTGAGCGAGCGGATGACTACCTCCTGGTCGCGAACGCTTGAGGACATCCTCCTCATGTGCGATTACGGCTACATGCCGATGGAGAAGGTGTACCAGCTCGACTCTGATGGCAAGGTGAGTCTTCGCAAGCTGGCTCCTCGGCACCCTGCAGATGTCAAGGAGTTCCGGTACGACATCCATGGAGGCCCTCGGGCGATCGTGATGGAGCCTCAGACCTCGATCGGCTCGTTCGATCCTGACGATGGCATTCCGATCCCGATCGACAAGTTGGTCATCTTCACCTTGGAGGCTGAGGCTGGAGACCTCCAGGGTATCTCGATCCTTCGGTCGGCATACAAGCACTACAAGTACAAGGACACGTTGTACAAGATCGATGCTATCCAGAAGGAGCGTCACGGCATTGGTGTGCCTGTGATCAAGATGCCTCCCGGCTGGAAGGATGCTGACAAGAAGCTGGCTGAGATGATCGGTCGGAACCTTCGTACCAACGAACGTTCCCACATCACGCTGCCGCCTCAGTGGGAGATCTACTTCGCCAAGCTCGAAGGCCAGCCGGTGGACTCGTTGCCCTCGATCGAGCACCACAACGACATGATCATGGCGAACGTACTTGCGCCCTTCCTGGCCTCTGTGAACCAGAAGAAGGAAGGGCTAGAGACGTTCTACAAGGCAACGAGGTACGTTGCTGACTCCATCGCTGACACGATGAACCGTTACGTGATCGAGCCCTTGGTGAAGCTGAACTACTCTCGAGTGAAGACACCCAAGCTTCGCGTGCGCCGTATTGGTGAATGGGAAGATCAGCGTACTCAGTCCTTCACGCTTCGTAACTACGTCGGTGCCGGACTGATCCTTCCGGATGAGACCCTTGAGAAGCAGCTGCGCGAGGAGAACGACCTCCCCGAGATCGACTTCGAAACGCGTCGCGAGCCTCCAGAGTTGCAGCCGCAGAACCCTCTTGAGGAGGACAATGGTACTGACAACGATGTCCAGCCCGCCCAACCTCCTCGTGTTGGGCCTCCTCGACAGGGACGTCCCAGTGCACGTCCGCCTGCGGCTAACGCTGGACGAGATGGCTCTGGCAGGGGTTAACCAATGACGTACTTGCTCTCGCTAGAGTGGGTGCTATATAATCAGACCAGCCTAGTCAGGGGCAGGGAGGTGAACAATGGCACGTTTCGGTTACTACGCAGACCTCCGGGGGCTGGCCTTTTCTGAAGGCCAAAAGAAGTGGATCCAGGCCATGCGCGTAGGCAACTACGCCCACCCGACCTACGGACAGATCAGCTTCACGGCAGACCGCCTAGTGCGCTTTGCTGACTCTGTCAAGAGGAAGGTCCGTGGTATCGCACTGGACATCGACTACGACCACAAGGCCGACCCTGCCCGTGGCAATGAGGCCGCAGGGTGGGTGGAGGACGCTAAGGTAGAAGGTGACGCCCTCTACCTTCTCGTGGAGTGGACTAAGACAGCAGCGGAGAAGATCAAGGAGGGTGCCTACCGTTACTTCAGTCCGGAGTTCCAGGACGAGTGGACGGATGCATCTGGAGTACAGCACCGTGACG